TTCTACATTAGGGTATATCCCTATATTGCAAATCTCTACATTTAGGATTATTGTTTCTACATGGGCAGTCGCTCATAACTGTGAAAGGTAAAAAATGAAAGACTACAGAGGTGAATGGAAGGACTTGTTTTGGGGAGCTGTAGCAGCAATACTTATGCTTGCACCAGCTATGTTTGCTTATATATATAAAACTGGGGGGATCAGCTAATGGACTACCAAGAAAGAACTACAGCGTTTGATGTAGAACAACAATGCGCTTATGGCGATATGATTAGCGAGGCAGCAGAGGCTAAGTTGCGTAAAGAATACGATCCAAGCGATTACCATAACTTTACTGAGGCTGTGACTGAGGATGCCTTGGCAAAGCATTGGGATACGATTAAAGATGCCTGGGATCGTGGCGATAAAGCAACAATTGGCTTAATGATTACAAGTGCTATCTATACTTATTGGGAAAACAAAGCAATATCAGATGCAGAAAACGAGGCGATGTTATGAAAATAGAATTGCGTGATTATTTTGCAGCTAAAGCTATGCCAATAGTTTTTAAACAATTTAAAGAAAACTGGATAAGCGATGGTCATTGGCAATATTTAGATAAAGATGAAATGGAAATGTTATCTGCCAGAGCTTATGAATTTGCTAATGCAATGATGAAAGCGAGATATGAATGAGCAAATACTTAGAACTACGAAAGATTGATGTATCGGAAAAGATAGAAAAGAAGAATGGACTGTCTTACTTGTCTTGGGCATGGGCTGTAGATACATTGTTGCAGCACGACTCTACTGCTACTTGGTCTTATGGTGAGCCGATGAAGTTTGGCGAGACTGTGATGGTGTTTTGTACAGTTAATGCGTTTGGCAAGTCGATGACCGCCCAGTTGCCTGTTATGGACTATCGCAACAAAGCAATACCTAATCCAGATGCATTTGCAGTTAATACTGCAATGCAAAGAGCTTTAGCCAAGGCAATTGCTCTACATGGTCTAGGATTGTCTTTGTACGCTGGAGAAGATATTTGGAATGATATAGAAGATTCTTCTGTTGCAGATGACTACTGCGCCAAAATACAGACAATAGATAGCCCTGCCGAACTTAAAGTTGCCTTTGGTAAGTATTATAAAGAACTTCAGGCTAATAAAGCTGCTAGAGATCAATTAACTGTTATTTATCAATCACAAAAGGATAAGTTAAATGAGACTAGCGGATCAGCAGCCTGACAATGTATGTTCAGAATGTGGGGACAAATGGGGGATACACAGACCGAAAGACCATCAATACAGGATATGGGTGGACAAGTGCGATGTGTGTTCCGATACAAGAGCCGTATGCGATTCTTCGGAATATGGATATTTAAAGGAAGGCTGGGATGGACAAAAAGTGGTGTAGTTCTTGTCAGGCTGAGAAGCCAGCTGGTAATCTTAAGCTGGTAGCCTCTGGCAGTAGGTTAAGACCTGTAATGCGTTGGAAATGTGAAAGCTGTCTCAATAAAAGCAGTAAATCTCAATATAGTAAAAAGGAGAAATAATGGAAGATTTTATCTACACAACTTCAGGCACAGATATTACTAAGCGTTGGAAACTGTTGTACAACTATGTGCCAGCAAGTGAGCAAGAAGAAGTTAGGCAGCGCTGGGCAGATTTAAGAGCTAAGTTTAATAAAACTTTGGATGATGTTGTAAATGATAACAAATAAATTTACTCGCCAAGCTTTTAATAAGCTGATATTAGACCAAGACTTACCGCTAGACTATGTTCGTGTTGCGGAGTTTTATTTTATGCAAGGCTGGAATGGCGCAGTCGATCTAATGTCAGATGAGTTTTTAGACCAATGGATTATTAAGGGCACAGAAAATCAGTTAATCCGTAAAGACAACCAAGAGCCTATTCCAGATGATGACAGAGAATGAGTGGTTTCCCGCCTGTTTTTTCAATAGTTTGCAATATAGAGATTGGCAATACTATCAACGAGGATCATATGAAAGATGTAATGCGTGTGATGACTGTAATTCTGAATATATGTTTAAAATGTTAGATCAACAGCGTTGCCACCCAAAAGAAGTAATTGACAGAACAACTAATATCATAAAGAGAGTAAAAAAATGATTGATTTTTCAGAAGTGTACCTAGATGCCAAATTAGCATTAAATTTATTTTATAAGCACACTCTTACTGGTAATTGGAAAGAAGCAGAAAAAGTAGCTAAAACGACAGAAGAAATGGCTAGAACTTTGCAGGTGCTTGCGAAAGAAAACTATGACAAATCAGTTTGACGAGGAGTCTGAGGCTACCATTAAGTTAAAGCAAACTGGTTCGTTTATTAGCGTAGAAGTGGAAGGAAGTGGGTTTTGTTATGACTTAGCTGCTGACTTAGCTAAATCTATCCAGCCTGATGTGATTGACAACGATATTAAGAAGGCGCACTAATGACTACTTTTACTACAAGTGATCGAGAAGAAGCATATAAAGAGATACTAGAGAAAGCTCCGTATCAGCCAGGCTATGAGGATGCGATTGTGCAAGGCACAGACGATTGGCATAAGCTACGACTTGGTAAAGTTACTGCCAGCCGAGTAGCAGATGTGTTGTCTAAAGGCAAGTCTGGTGAGTCTGCTAGTCGTAGGAACTACCGCATAGAGTTGGTAGCCCAAAGGCTAACAAATAAGCCTAGCGAGTCGTTTACCAATGCAGCAATAGAGCATGGTGTAGCAACTGAGCCATTGGCTAGGGTTGCATACGAGTTGCATACAGGCAGCGATGTATCTCAGGTTGCATTTGTAGAACATCCTAATGTAGAATGGTTTGGTTGTAGTCCAGATGGGATTGTAGGAAAAGGGTTGGTTGAGATTAAATGCCCGAATACTACGACCCACCTAGACTGGATGGAAGAAGGCAAAGCACCTAGTAAGCACATACCGCAGATGATGGCACAGATGGCTTGTACAGGCGCAGAGTGGTGTGATTTTGTTAGTTACGATCCTAGGCTGCCAGAGGATTTACAGTTGTTTGTAGTGCGTGTCAATCGCGATCAGGAATACATTGACAACATGGAAGTAGAAGTAAAGAAGTTTTTAGATGAAGTAGAGATGACTATTAATAAACTGAAAGAGAGGAAATAATGGCTTACGAAATGAAAGATGGTAGCGGTTCGCTGTTTAAGAATGAGCGCAAAGAATCCGATAAGCATCCTGACTACAATGGCTCAATTATGATTAATGGCACAGAGCATTGGTTAAGTGCCTGGATCAAAGAAGGCAAGAAAGGCAAGTTTATGAGCGTTTCTGTTGGCAAGCCCAAAGAGCAAAAGAACTTCAAGCCTCGTGGAGATGACGAGATGCCTAAGATTCAGGATGATGAAATCCCATTCTAAGGAGAATGACATGAAAAAGATAGCTATAGGATTGGTAACATATATGTTACTAATGAGTAGTGCGTATGCTTGTCAGACACAGACTATCATCGTAAATGGCAAAGTAACAATCTGTACCTTTTGCCCTAACTATGTAATTTGTAACTAAGAAAAGAGTCAGATCGGGACACATGGCGCAATGCCACTCTTTCACAAGGAGTGCTACCCCCCTACCGATTAGGGTAGCTTTATGAGCTTTAATAAAGACCTTCAGAGAGGTTTAGAGATAGAGGAAAGGGTTGTATCTATCCTACGCAAGAAATACCCTTGTACGACCCTTGTGAGCGCTTTTAAAGGGTATGATATTTGGATACCAGAAATAAACAAATCGGTAGAAGTAAAATACGATCCGATGAGCTGTGAAACTGGCAATATTGTCGTAGAGATTGAGATGTATGGAAAACCATCTGGATTGATGGCAAGCACCGCAGATTACTGGGTGTTTTATGATGGGGAGATGTTTGTGGTTATGCCAATCAAAAATATATTTAAGTGTATTTTTGACTGCAAGCTACAGTATGTTGAGTTTGTTGGCAACGGAGACACCCGATCCAAGAAGGCTTTTTTAGTAGATAAAAACACCTTGTTTAAGTACGGAAAGATTCTATGAGAGGTATAAAGCTCTTTCGTCTTTGCGTCTAGTAGTAAGTCCTTTTAGTTCTTTACCACCAGCTTTATTCCACTTCATAAACTCCTCGGCAGCACCATCAAATTCACCTCGATTGTGTTTCATCCGAAGGGTAGAATTTTGGAGATTACCGAGTCCAACATTGAAGGCGAATGATACAAGTGCGCCAAAGCGACCAGGATTAAGACCACTAGGACATAATCGCTGTACTCCGCTTTCAAACCTCGCCAAATCTTTAGCAAGAATTTCATCTACTTCTCCCATTGTAAGGACTCTATCCCATCCACTAGGGATAGGCAGAGCCTTTCGTTCTGCGAGTGGCACTCTAGCATGGTTTGGGTCTATAACATGACCTACACCTACAGTCCAAAGTAGTGCTGGGCATTGGTAAGGCTTTTGTTTTACACCTTCATGATGTTTTATAGTCTCAATGACTTTATGATCAATCATTTCTTAGCAAAGGCTTGCGTACCGAACCAAAAGGCAATAATAGAAGCAAGTATCTGCATTTCGTCTGCATCGAACACCATTGGAATAGCCTCGGCAAACGCTACACCGCTAGACCATGCCCACCAGATAGAGGCAATATCTACAATGATTAGTAGGAAAACGAATAAATAGGTAACGACAGGGCGTACAGAGGCTCGTAGGTTAATGATCCATTGGCTTGCACCCTTACCTATCTCGATGTCGTGCTGGTACATTGCAGAGCGTTCTATAGCCTGTGTTTCCATCTGTATCTGATCGGTGCGTATTTCCTCGATCCTAGCTTGTGCAATATAGCCACGCTCTAGCATCTGTAGTTCTCGCTCTGTCTGCATTTTAGCGAGTTCTAGTTCATGCGCCTTATCCGATTTGTCTTGAAAGAAGTCTAGTAACTTGGGCAAACCACCCATTAAAAAGGATATTGCTGTCGAAAGGATAGTCAGCATTATTTACCCTTTATGACCCCAAGTAAGGTAGTAAGCAATGAACGCAGCCACAATATAGCACATGAGCATTGCTCTACGAACCTTTGCCAAATCTTCTTTAAACTCTCTACTAAGTTCATTGTCTTGCCTTTCAATTTTTTGTTTGATTGTTTCTATTTCTGACCAGCGTTTAGTGCCATGTCTTTTAATAAAATCAGCTTTTACTTTAGCTTCTTCTATACGGATGGACTCTTGGCGTTGCCATTCCATCATTGCTCGTTTGAAGTATTGTTCTTTTAGTACCTGAGATTCTCGTATTTGTCTTTTACGATCTAGGTCTTTTTGTTGCGCTACTGCTGCTGCGTCTTTTTGTACATCAACAATACTTTTAGTTATTGACTTACTAGCCTCTCGACTAGCATCCATGCTACCTGTTACAGACTTTGCGCCCTCTAAAAACCCAAATTGATCGGACATATATCATAGGCTTAGTTTAATTTAAGAACAAGAGAAAGTAGAATTGCAATAATAAATGCAGTAGAACCCATAAGAATTTGCTCTAAGCGTTTTAGCCTAGCGTTTATACCTGTATAGCGTTCAGCACATACAGCTTCGTGTGCAGATAACGCTGCCTCGTTTTTATCTATTGTAGCCATTACCATTGCTCTACAGGCAGATCAGGGAAGGTAGCTTGTACTGGTGGGTTTAGTGCAATAGCACGAACCGCAGTACGATAATCTACAAACTCTTGCTTGTTTAGCAATGGTACATCGGCTACTTGTGTCCAATCTGTAGCAGCTAATTTCTGTTCTGCTGTGGCTTTATTAGCAGCCTTGCATTGTGCATCTTTAGCGTCTTTAGCCTCTTGATCCATGTCTACGCAGATAAACTTAGTAAACCATTGACCGCCTACTTCTTCTACTCCGTCTTGTGCTACGACTTGATAGAAAGTGGGAGTAGGTTGTGCGCCATTAAGAACAGGATCAGCACCAAACTCGTTTAGGATTTCTACAGAGATTTGTGGTGGAAAAGATGTATTAGAGTTTATGCTTCTAAACTCTGATTCATACATTGTTGCGCCAGTTGAACGAATACGAATTAACATGATTTTTCCTTTGTTTATGCCACAGCAAAAAAGATAAATGAACCGCCTGACGCATTGATAGCAGCAGGAGCAGTCGAACTAAGTTCAAACCCAGAAGATACTGGGTCTATATAGTCTGTGTTGGTTACTTCAGCAGCAGTAGAGTTTAAAAGCAAGTAAGGATCATTACCAGCAATAATTCCTCTAGCTGTATCCCATACATACCAATCGCCTGTAGAGTCGGTGCGCTTAATGATAACTAGCCTTGCCCCACCAGTAAACCCACAGTTAATCGTCTGTGCTGCGGCTGTACCTGTATAAGAGCCAACTTTAGATACGCCTGCAAGCGTAGCAAATAGGTAGGCTACATAAGTCCCGCCTGAAACATTTACTCCTGAACTTGTACCAACTGTAAATACACTTGATGTTGGCAATGTATCATTCCAATTTGCGCTACTTGTAGTTGTGGCGGCATCTGTATTTAATGCAAGAAATGTTGTTGCCAATGTCGGAGCAGAATAAACTCTCCAAGGATTTGTGCTATCTCTTTGTTTAACAATCATTAACTCAGGAGCAACACCAAGATTATGTGTTATTGTTCTTGCGCTTCCTGTTCCTGTATAGCAAACTTCATCAAAGAATCCTGGCGCTCGTCTAAAACTCCAAAATATACTGGGAACAGTAGCCACAAAACCGGGCATTTCAAACCCTGTGTTACCCCAATTTCTAGTCACGCTTGAAGCTGTGGCTTCTGCGGCTGTTGTAGTCGTATCTAACCAAGGCGTTGAATTTGCCGTAGTAGTTGTATTAACGCCGCGCAACCTATCTACAACGACTCCCTCATTTGCTACTTGAGCGGTACTTCGGTATAGCTGTAAATCAGGTGGGAAATTTGTTGTTATTGCTGTTCCAGTGCTAACGTTTTGATAGTTAGGACTAAACACACTAGTACCAGTAGTAGGCACTTTCATTGGTCTACGGATTGCCATGTAGATGTAGGTAGTTGTAGAGTATT